ATGTCATAATACAGGAGGGGTAAATATGGATAATAAGGAATATTTTAATAACGAATTATAATATGAATCAAATTTGCACGAATAAAGAACAATCATCCCGGCTATTAGAGGCCGGGGTGAGACCGGGGACGGCAGACTTCTATCTGCAACGCATAACGGAAACCGAAGATTGGTCAAGCGATAATGTCCAAGATCAGATAATTGAACCTTGGATGAATAAGCCGGGGCTATTAGATATGGTTGGTCGTTATCCGGCGTGGTCCTTGTCCCGGTTGATTTGGATGATGCCTAAATCGTACCAAGACGATATAGACGGAATGATTTATTACCTATCCGGAAATTTCGTTGAGTTAATGTACGCATCGGACTGGATCAAGGACGGGGAAGGTGACAATACTTACAATTGCGCAAAATCCTTCGACAAAGAGAACCTGATGGACAATGTGGTTGACGCTATCGAATGGCTTATCAAGAGAGGTCACTTGAATAAGAAATATTTAACAGAGAAAGGAGGATCAAATGCGTGAGATTAAATTCAGAGCGAAGCGTATTGATAATAATAAATGGGCGTATGGTGGATTGGTTCAAGCCGACGACTATTGCATTATAGACCAGCGGAATGAACTGTATGTTGAGATAGAGTATAATTTTAGAGGTGATACTCACTTCTTTCGATTGTCTGGAGTTATGTGCGATAAAACAACTATAGGCCAGTACACTGGCCTAAAAGACAAGAGCGGAAAGGAGATTTACGAGGGGGATTTAATAAAAGCCCCAAGCGGACGTATTTATGCCGTTATATTCTCAACATGGAAACATGAAGAGAAAAGAGAGTTTCCCAAAGTAATTGACTTGTATGAACATACAGGATGGTGCGTATCCCTAGATGGGGTTAATCCATGTGAACTGCTAGACTTTGAGGCGTGCCAAGGAAGTGTTATAGGCTCAGTGTATGACAATCCCGAACTACTGAAAGGAGGTAATCATGAAAGCAACGTATAATACCATCGATTGGGAATATCGTAGATATGAGATTGCAAAAGAAATGATGGCAGCGTTTCTTAGCAATTCAAGCAGAGAAGTCTATGAAGGCTCTTTTAAAACACAAGCAGAATATGCCGTAGCTTTTGCCGATGCACTGATAGAGGAATTGAGGAAAGGAGGATCAAATGATTAAGGTAACGCTTATAGACTAATAAAGGAAGGAGATGCCTGCACATCTCCTAAAAAACAGCTAGGCTTACTTTTTATCGCTCACCAAGAAAGAGAAGTAACGAGAGGTCTTAGGATAGATTCTCTTACCATTCTTTACGATGTAGCGACAGAAAATACGAGTCTTGCTGTCTTCGTGCGTTTGGTCTTCCACATTAAACACCTCCTTTCCGATTTGCCTGACGACCTGCATCGTCAAGCTATATTTAGCTACGCCCTGTCAAGCGAAACTAAAAAAAGCCCAAAGTTACAGGACAATGGGCTTGTGTCTTTTCTCGGACAAGGGAGATAGGACAAGGAGGTGAATGACAGTTCACCAGATTGGAGGTGTTAATGTTCCAACCAAACGCAATGCAAATATACAGGTTTACCGTGTACTAACAATGTGTGGTTAGCAATATTTAAATATTATTTAAAATCATGGAAAGAGATATTGATAAGAGACAGACGGTAGAAGAAGCGGCTCATTTATTCGCTGAAAGCAGGAGTAGCGGTAGTGCATTCCCGGCGTATTATCAGGGATTTATAGCAGGTGCCGAATGGCAGGCAAAGCAATTACCGTGGATAAGCACAAAAGATAAGTTACCTGATGATGAAGATCTGGTAATAACTGGCTGCTGGTGTACTGATTATTTTAAATACTTACAACAGGGTTGGTATTGCAGAGAATGTAATGAATGGTATGATATTAATGGTGATAAAATTTGTGTTACCCATTGGATGCCTATACTCGATCTGAGGAATAGTATTAACCGAGCCTTCAAGGGAGGCTCATAATAAAAAGAATAGAAGATATCGCTTGCTTTTCCGGGAAAATTCGTAAGTTTGCGGCGCTACAACTACATACAGGCACCGCAAGCGAGCGGGCTAATAGAGAATGAGAGAAGCATAAGCGGCTCCCATAATCCGTTCATATATCTCTATGATGTATGTGGTTGTAGCAAACTTGGATTATGTGGGGTCGCTCTTTTTTTTATTCATCTAATGCTACAACCAGATGAAGCAAACAATTCTTACAAGAGAAAGTAGCACTGTAGAAATCAGACGCTACTTCACGGCAGTACTCAAGCTGTCAAAATCAGATCAAGAGTTCCCCGTGAACCTTGACGAGGTATATCCTTTAGTGTACAACAAGAGATCGGATGCCGTAGATGTCTTGCAGAAAACATTCATGCAAGATATTGACTATCAAGTTTTGCGGCAAAATCCGCAAAACCCAAAAGGAGGAAGGCCAAAGATCGAGTATCGACTATCCGTGCCCTGCATGGAATTTTTTATCGCCCGGAAAATACGCCCGGTGTTCGAGGTATACCGGAAAGTCTTTCATACGACTGCCGCTAAAAACGCATCGACTACATTGGAAGGGAAAAAGATCCAAGAACTAAAGAAGGATATATCAATGTTAGAGAACCGCCTTAGATGGGCCAAGATAACCTCTCAGCAAGAAACAGATCTAAAGAACTCCTGTTTCTTTTATCTCGTAGGAAAAGGTCTGTATACCGAATGGCACGAATGGAATCAAGAGCGTATAACTAAAAGGATCACGGAAGAGATCAAGAGATCACTCAACATTTAAATTTTAAAATCAGGTTATTATGGAATCAAAATTAATATTGTCAAAGAATAGTAGTGAGAATGAAATAAAACGTTATTTCAAGGCTGTGTTAAAGTTATCGCAATCTGATGACGAGTTTCCAATCAATCTTGACGAAGTTTGGCCATTAGTCTATTCCGAAAAAGGGAAGGCTGTTAGAGCATTGACTTCAAATGAACAATTTATTGAGGGGGTTGATTACAAGACGCTTGCCCAAAATGGCAAGCAAGATGAAGCAAGTTGGGGAGGAAACAATAAGATTGACTATAAACTTACCGTTTCATGTATGGAGTTCTTTATAGCGAGAAAAGTAAGACCAGTTTTCGAGGTGTATAGGAAGGTATTTCACAAACCAACGGAACAAACGTTATCGCTATCCGACAAAATGAAGGCGGCTTCGTGGGCGGCAAAATTCCTAAACTTAAATGATAGCTCTAAATTGCTCATGGCAAAGCAGATACTCGATCCATTGGGTTTGCCTACCCCGGACTATACGGAATCCAAGGATCAATTATTGTCAGCCACTGAACTACTGGGAATTAACGGATTAAAAATATCCGCACAGGCATTCAACGCAAGAATGGCCGCAAAGGGGTTGTTAACGACCTTGCAACGACAATCCAGCAAGGGTATGAAGAAGTTCAAATCCTTGACAGCTGCCGGGCTTAAATATGGGGAGAACCAAGTAAACCCTAACAATCCCAAAGAAACACAACCTCTGTATTACGCTCATCTATTCAGTGGGTTATTAAGCGATATTGGACTATAACAGGCACATCAAGTGCCGTATCCGGGCCATCACCTCATGAAAGTTGACAGGCTCGAAATCGAGAGAATCAACCAACCGATCTAGTTCACGTCTGGAGGATTCTCTCTTTTCTGTATGTTGCTTACCTTTTTTCATTATTAACGAGTGGACACCATAAGAAAAACAATAAGATTATCCACATATACCCTGTACCTGTTGTGTCCCTTTGATAAGGGAGAGGTCTAACCAAATGCGAGGATGATCGTTTAAGCCGTTTCGCCTGCAACATCCTCTTTCGTGTCTGATCCATCTTCTGTTTGTTTAGGTGATATATTGTTCCAATTCATCCCCCCAATCATAGAAGCCACTTGCGAAACCATACCTTGAGGATCATCCGTGTCCTTCAAATCCAAATCCTTTTGAAGAAAGTTATATATTTCTTCCGCTAAAGGAGTAAACTCCAATTTTTCCCCTTTTTCGCGCGCCTCATTTACGGATTCCGTCGCAAGACGAGCGGCCTCAATTTTTAAATCTGCTTTTGTTACCATTTTCTTTTCTTTTTTTTTGTTGATAAATATGTCTGTTTATCTCGTTTTTATGACAATTGCAATCACAAATGAACAGCTGGATATCGGGAGCTAGCTTTCCTCCTATGTACCCGCTTAGGTAAGCTATCTCTTCTCCACCCACATCCATATTTAAGGCTATAGCCATGTGATCGGTCAAGTGCCGGCACTCGTGGAACAACGAATTGGAGAACTCCCTGTAAGACGAGGTCCGGCCTATCACCATGACGGATTCCCGGCTGCGGTAATTCGAATAGGTCAGTCCCACGTCCAGATTGCACGACCCCATATTGCCATAAGCCTCCCGTATCTTGCTCTCCGGGCAACCGACCCTCCTCAATAGGGCTATGATATCGGATGTCCTCGAGCAGGTGACGTTATACAGTACGTGGATCACCCAATCGTATCTCTTGATATGGTAATCCCGTCGTATCATCTCCTTACCGTCTTGAACTCCCGCTCTATCCTCCTCCTTTGTTGCCGGGTGAGATTGGTTGCCTTGAGATTGCCCACCACCTCGGATACCTTGTCAAAATCCTTCTCCGGCATACTCGCCAGCACGTCCTTGGGGGACTCTCCCTTCAAGATCCTCAGTATGTAGCCCCAGCCTCCCATCACATCATCTCCTCCCAGATTATAGGCGTGCCGGACCCGATGCAATCAGCGTAGAACCGGGTGAACACTATCCCGTCGTAAGCGTCCGGATCGTCGCAGACGTTCTTGACATAAAGAGCGGCGTACTGCTCGTTAGGCACGGAGGAGCCAAGGTAATCGGCCTTGCACATGTTGGCGGCGTAAACATAATCGTATCCACCCTTTTTCTTCACGTCCACGCTATACTTCTTCAGCATCTCATCCACCTGCTCCTTGGTGAAAGGGGTTATCTTGACCTTCTTCCCGTTTCCGTCCTCCTTCTCCATCATGGATACGGCCCAATCGCACATGGCCTTGGAAAAATGCCAGCCATACGCCTTCAGGTAGGATCGCATCCCGGAAGGGAAATCATCATACATATCTAGTCTCATATTCCTCTGTTTTTTAGGAGGGGGAAACCGGTCCCCCCTCATGGTTATCTACGATATCGTCTCGAGTAGCGTCCGGTGCCCGGCACCCCACGGCGATTGCCATAACCGCCACCGGATGATCCACGACCGCCGCCACGGTTACCGTAGCCGCCACGCTCCCACATCTCACGGAACTCGTCGTCGTCCTCGAACTCATCGTCTTCGTCTTCCTCCATGCGGTTGCCATAGCCTTCCATGGCCTTCCTCTTTCCTTCCTTACAGCCAAGCTTATAGGCCTCCTTCGCCAGTTCCAACATATCCTCGTCTTCCATGGCGTCGAATTCCTCGATCAGCTCTCTCAGTTTTCTGCTATATGTTCCCATATCACTCTGTTTTTTTATTCTTGTTATTATTACCGTTCACGGAACCGACAAGTTGCTCCATCATGGCAACCAACCTTGCGTTAGCCTCCTTCAGATCGGACATCTCGTTTCTCATGTTAGCGATCTCACTCTCCCTCTCCTTCTCCCGGGCAAACTCTGGGTTCAGTATTACCAGCATCTTCTCGCACCCCTCAATCACGGATTTATGGTAATCGATGCTGTCAAGTGCCTGTCGGCTTTGCTGCATCATGGCGTTGATCTCCGTATTCAGGGCACCTAGATCGCATGACACAACCAGTTTCTCCCCGTTTGTAGTGGGGTAATCCGTAATGGTAACGTCGGACAAGACGTTGGAGAAGCTGACGTTGTCCTCACCTACCTTGGCCTTTATGTCCACCACGATTTTAGCTTGCGGACCATACATATTGAAATTTGGATTCTCCGGTCTCGGAGGGGACACGCTGACTATGCTTCCAACCTCACAAAACGGCGTATTCCCCTTATGAAGGATATATAAAGGATTTCCTTGTCTCTGATTCTTGAACATATTTCTTGGTTTTTATGAGAGCCGGATCGCTCCGGTCTCTCGTTGATACTCTCTCACACCACTCCCGTCATTATCTGGAGCGTATTATTGCCCGACTCATAGTAACACAAGTAGATTCCGGTGCCGGTTATATCGGATGCCGTGACATCTGCGCCGTTAATGGTCGTTAGCGCCTGCGTGGAGCCGTTCGTGTCAAACACTACCGGCAACGTCCCGGTAGTACCAGCCGGGATAGGCTGGGCCAGACGGAACAAGATCAACCCGCTAAACGGGGCTGACAGGAACGGGTGATTGCGGAAGGAGAAACGAACGTTGGTCGTCCCGACCGTAACGCCCGTGCTCTCCAAACGTGGGATACCGTTCTTGTTCGCCATTATGAAAGGACTAATGAATGCCATAACTCTTTATTTTTAGGTTATTAACTCATTATCCCCATCCGTTGCCGAAGTTTCCCCAGTTACCGAGACCTAGGCCTAATCCGTACTGGGCGGCCACGCAAGTGGGTATGCCTACCACGGGGGAGTAAGGAACCTTTGCCACCTCCGGCTGGTTACACTCGATCTTGGCCAATCTTGAGCTCAAATCACCCAAGGCGTTACCTAGAGGGGCGGTCTGCGCCTGTAGAGTAGCGGCGAAATAGGCGTTCTGGTTGCTTTGGGAGATCTGTCCTTTCAAGGCTAGGTTCTCCGCCGTCAAGCGATCCATCTTGTCTTGTTGATACAAGTTCTTGAAATCACGAACCTCGTTGATGATATCACGGGTGTTCTGCAGACCTGAGTCACGGAGAGTCAACGTGTTGTTGTTCATCGTATTCACCAGCGTGTTTGTCTGGTTGCAGCTAGCCAATTGGTTCTCGTAGCCCATCTTAGTGATGTTGTTGTTAACCGTGCAGCAGCACTCGGCGATCTGGCTCAATAATTGATTGTTACCACTTTGGACGGCATTAATGATTTGTTGAGAACTCATGCCTACTTGGTTACCCACGCTCTGGATCTGTCCTTGGATCTGGCAGATAGCGTTTTGTAATTGCTGGGTAGAGCAATTCAAGGAAGATGACAATTGACTGATAGCCGTTCCGTTTCCTTGGATAGCGTTCATCAACAATTCACGCCCAGCGTCATTGTTCAATTGAGCGGGTAATCCATTAGCCCCGTTGTTGCCGAAGCCGTTGCCACCCCAGCCTCCCCATACGAAGAACAGGAGGATGATCCAGATCCACCAGCAACCACCACCGCCCCAAGCGTCTTGATTGCCCTTATTGTTCATCAAAGCCGCTACCAAATTGGGGTCCAATGATTTTCCACCACCGCCCATCAAGCTCGGGAGAAAGGCCATGATGTCAAACTTACTTCCACCGGAATTGCCTCCTTCGGGAGTACCGATAAAATAATTTCTATCCATTATCTTTAATTTTTGTCGTTAATCCGGCACCATTACCGGACACGACAAAAATCATGAGAAGGGCTTTGCTAAATAAATATCTCCTTGCTAGCTTGTTGCGAAGTTGTTGCTAGTTCTTTGCGGAAGGGGATGAGACAAAAAAAGCGCCGCCAATTTGTGTTGACGACGCTTTTGCCTTTTAAGGGAGGCTTTATAATGATATGGAAAGGAGCTACTCATTATTATCCTTAACATTGTTGGATTTATCGTTTGCCAAAAAATGACCCCTTAATACTATTAATCCAAGACCTATAATATTTACGGTTGTTGTTGATAATATTGTAATCATAATATTAGGAGGAATATTTATTTGAACGAACCCGCTAACAAATGGAATTTTAGAATAGCATAACACAACTATAGACAATACAACAAATAAATATAAGGCTATAACCCTTAAAGACCACTTTTCCAGCCTCCTTCTCGCTTTCGTGTTTTCTATCACACGATGCAAGTGGGTGAGCTCCTTGCATTTGTTTATATTTTCATCCGTGGTTTCCGAATCCAATAATGTATTGACGGTTTCCAATATATCAAGGTCTTTTTTTGTTTCCTTAAATGGCTTGCTGAATATAAAACGGATCCAGTAAGGAATGTAATAACCTATATGTATCACATAATGATACCATCTAATTTGACTATTGGAGCTAAATAAATCATCATTATTACTCATCCAAATATCCTATTTTGCGATTTTGAGAAATAATTCTTTATAAGATCATTTTCTATTCTGGTATTCCAAGGTCTCTGACTCTTTATGTCCCCTTTTTCATCTTTCTCATAGATCGTATCATACCAAGGAGATCCTTCCACATGAGACCATCTAGTAAGCGATATAGCACTTTTATTATACATGCTATTAACAACCTCCACTATCAGATTTAAAGCCTTGGGATCCGCCTTATATTCGGCTACCTTTTCTGGGGGGAAAGATTTTATAATCTCACTCGTGTCCACCTTTTTATTGGGTTTAGGAAATACAGGGCCATATGTCCAAGCCTTAGGTGTATCATCCGAGAATAACGCCTTACCTGTATCAGCCAAATACGCACCGTAAACATAAAACAAGATCTTATTGATCTGTGTCTTATTTAACAATACCATATGCTTTCTTTGAGCGGTGTATTGTATTAACCGTGCGTAATCTATGCTAGTCAGTGCCATCTTTACTTTATTCTCATGTTATCTATTAAATAAATCGATACTTATATAGGTATAACAAAGCCCCGATACGGATTGTTGCACCGCCGAGGCTAAATTATTTCCTTTCACGCCGCAAAGGTCGCACAAAATTTTGTTATATGAAAATTTTTTCATAGACAAATCACATGCCTTACAACATAACGCACCCTCAGACCGTACCGGATAGCTCCTCTTTGACGCTCTCCACCGTCCTCCTCAGGTAGTAACTCCTCCTTATCCTGTCCGGGTACAAGTTACGCATCCGGTTGACGGCTTGCCTCGTCATTCCCGTCAGATCGGATATGATATTATCGCTCAACTTGCGATCGGCCAGTATGGTTATAGCCACTCCCCTAGCGTCAACGTTCCTCTCCTTGTTGTTGCTAAACATCATTATCGGATCGGTCCCGCACTCCTTGCAGACTGCCTCTATCACTTTTTTGTAAAAAATTTCCACCTTATTCATAAACTTTTTATTTCGTGGTTTGTTTTACTATCAAAGCCGGGCACAAAAAATGCACGGCAGAAAGACTTATAAGAATCTTCCCGTCGTGCGTGGCATGAAAAAATAATCAAACTTCCGATCCGATTATTTAGGGAAGATTCTTTTTTCTTTATCTTCCCTTTCCGGTTCGTTCTCACGAAGTCACCATCAAACTAATATTAAATTAATCATGAACAAAAAACGTCAGCCCTTGTTATTCATATAACGCATTCATTCTATTATCAGAGGTTTCTCGGGCGTGAGCCATGGAAGCCTCACCAAATTCTATAAAACCCGCCTATCCCGACATAGGGTGACAAGCCATGCTTTCCGATCCCATAACCCGCTATAACCCCTATTCCCCATCTACGGGGAGAGATCGTCTTGGTTATATACTCAGTCCTTCTATAAACCTCGATGTAATCAAGATTTGGCTTATAGCCGGATATTGACAGCCGGTAATCATCCGTCTTGTACTCCTTTTGAGTTATCGGCACCGGGACATATATAGGTTCCTTAATCGTGTCACCGTCTAATGTAATGTAGACAGGAAAAGGCTCAGGTATTGTTTGTACCAGTGTCTCATAGACCGGGTACGGGATGCTGTCATGTATCGTATCCACCTTGGCGGACGTGTCGGTCTTGGATATCGAATCACTGGCTACATTTCCCCGGACATGGTAGCCAGCCGTGAAACTGGCTACCAAGCACACTAGTATTAATATAACCTGCCATGCTCTCATAACAGATTCCACCCCGCAATAACATACGACATATCAGCCTCTCTCCCATTCTCAACCTTGCTCATCCCGGCCACGATCCGGATCATCTGCTCACGATCGTTGATGTTGATAGGATCATCAGCCGGGATACCGGCGTAATCGGATACGGCCTTAATGTAAGCGTCCGTATCGTTCTCGTTT